TTTTTACCTTCACCTAAGTTTTGTAATAATGCCATAGCTTCTTGATATTTAGCTGTGTACGAAGCCACAGTATCTGAATCATCTTTCATAAAGACAGCTGCTTCCAACAAACTTCCATAGAATAAAGCGCTATCAAAGTTATCACCCAACCAAGTGTTAGTAGCAGTAACGATAGACTCAGGATAATAATAGTAATGAAGCTCAGTATTGTAATTAGCATCTGGAGTAGGCCCAAGTATAATCGCTGTGTCATCAAATATTGCATAATATTCTGGCTTTCCATAAAACGGAGTATCAGTATCAGGGAAAGACTCTCTAATAAAATTTACGTCTTTGTTTAATAAGTATGTATATTCATTGTTTGCATCAATAACAGCAATACTAAAAGTCGACAACCAATCACTAGGTAAATTTAAATATTTATTACCACTTGTCATATTACCTGTAACATTTTTACGTAAGTCAGGCAGTTGAACTGCATTATATATTCTTTGTTCAGCCTGTTGTATAAATGTATTTATATCTGTAGTGCTATACTGGTTTTCTGTATACGATTGTACAGCTGCTACAAGTTCTGTATAGTTCATTACCTATCCTTATGCCATTGGGCCGCGTGCTTTTGTACCTTTAGTCGCTGCACCATTACCACGTGTGACTACACCTTCAGTCTTAACATCCTTTTCAGGATAGCCAGCTGTGTTAGGTGTTGCTACCATTTCTGGTTGCTTGTAAGTAGTAGGGCAACATTTTCTATCTTTGTTCATATTATACTCCTAAGTTGTTGTTACAGTAACCGTGCCAACCCCGCCGGTTGCTTTTAAATCATCTTCTAAGTCTGGTAATGCAAGTGGGTTATTTAGCCCCACAGGATTCCAACCATATTGATAATCTCTTTGTTCCTCCAAGTTTCTATCTGGTCTTGGATCTTCTACTGCCTGTGGGTCATCAACAGGGTACATACCTTGCATGTTCTGTGGATGGTCTGGTTCCCAACATTCTTTGCAGACTTTAATATTTGTTTCTGTAGTCTTTATAAATAAGTCTTTTAGTTCTTTTAGCTTATATTGAAAACCACATCTATCGCATTCTGCTATGGCATGTTTACCAGACGTATACTTTCGTCCCATAGCGTTTCCTTATAAATACTGCCGACGGGGTGCAAGTCTTAAATCGGCTTTTTCTCTATCTTCTGTTGAAGCTAACATCCATTGTTCTTCATATTCATTTTTTAACATCTGAGTTCTCATATCAGCACCAGGTAACTTCATACTTAAATAAAAAGCTAAACCTGCTACTAAACATGGTAAGAATCTAAATGGTATATCTTGAGTATTAACGCCGTTCCCTGCGTCCTCAATTCGCTTTAATCTCCAATAAACAAACGTGTAATTATTTGTATCAGGTGCAGGCCAAACATTAATCTGTGGTTGACTTGCTTGTCTATTTATCCACACTTGTATTGGTCTACCTGTTGCATTTTTATTTGGTATTGTACCGTATGTAGGAGCAGATATTCTTGTTATATTTATATCTTGTTGATTCTGCCCTGTACCTGTTCTAATGACTTGTTCAATTAAATCTATTGTATCAGCTGGAAGATTATAATTAATAGTTCCGCTTGTTAAAGATACATTACCTTCTTCAATAGTCCAAAGGTTAATTCCTCTGTTTGCCCATTCTGCAGTCAATAAATTTAAACTGCGTCTTGCAGTTCTTAAATCATAACCTGTACGTAGTTCAGCACCGCATCGCTCAAATGCCTCTTCGACTATTTGATTTAAGTCCATATTAAATGTTGCTGTTCCTGAAGTTGCCATTATTTCTTCCTAGTTGTCTTCCTACGTTTTAATGATGCTACTCTTCTTGGTTTACCCGCTGGCTGACCAAGGCTTTTCTTCTGTGCTATACGAGACTTTTTCTCAGTAGCTGTCATCTCTGACGAAGTTTTTGGGGTCTTACTTGATACTCGTTTGCTAGGTCGGCAATACGGAGTACCTCGTTTTTCCCCTTCCTGTCTACCACACGCTTTGCCGGTTCTAACATCTTTCCAATCTTCTTTAAACCAGCGTTTAAGTGCAGCACCTTTAGCTGTCTTTCTGACTGCCATTATTTACCTTTGTTTTTTCTACATTTAGCAATAGCACCTGATGCATACGCGCTAGGGAAAACTTTGTACTGAGCTTTTACTTTTCTGTAACAAGCGTCTTTAACCGAGCCACCTTTTTTCAAAGCCACTGGTTTCATCGCTTTGCCCATACCGCGACACTTCATCATACCATGCGACCTTTTGTTTTGCCTCTCATAGCACAACCATCACCACGATGTTTTTTGACCATACCACCTTTTTTATAAGATTTAGAACTGCATGAACCGCCTTTTTTCATTTTTTTACCGCCACATCCAGCCATAATTTTACCCCCAGTTTTAATTGTTTCTATTCCACGAGCGTTGCGTACTTCTTCTCGTGCTCTTTTTAAAGTATCAGGTTCATCGTCAGGAGACAATATAGTTTTTCTAAGACCTCTTGCTTTCCTAGCTTTACTGTATTTATCTTCTGCCACGCTTACACCATACGTCCTTTAGTTTTACCGCGTTTAGCACAGCCATCTGCACGTTTAGAGCAAGATGAAACTTTGCCACCTTTTTTATAATTGTTCTTGGTCATGCCCATACCAATCTTACCACCTGCTTTTTTATTAATCATTTTTCCCCCAGCTTTTATAAGGGCTAAACCTCTAGCGTCTTCTTCATTAGGACCAAATAATTTCATATCTCTTTCACGTATTTTTTTAAATTTATCTTCTCTGGCCATTTCTTTAATACGTTTTTTCTCGTCTTCAGGTTTAATTACTTTTTTCTTTTTTTCGTCGCCCATCATTTTCTCCTTTTGGACTTTGGTTTCTTTGTAAATTCTTTACCTACTTTTGTTGGTACACCTACTTTTTTTGCATACTTATGATTATTAGCTACTGCTTCCATAAACCTTTTTTGTTTCTTACTCTTTGGAGGCATCGTTTTGCTCCATAGCTTTTATTTTTTCTCTGTGAGCTTTAGCATCAAATGCTTCTGGCTTTACAGGTTTTTCTTTTTTAGTTTCTTTTTCATCCACTAGAAAAGGTTTTAGCGTAGCCATGTTACGACGTCTAGCTTTCCAGTTTTGAACAGTTTTAGTTTCGTTAATACGAATGCCTGTCCATATGATTGTAAATAAAGCTGCTACTTCCGGTAACCATTGTAGGACTGACCCTACAGCAGTAAAAACAGAAGCTGCATCTAATGCGTGTTTCGTTGGTTCGTCCATATGATTCATTACCTTTGTTAACATTTCCATCTCCTACGCGCTTGACGCAGTCTTGAGTTAGGGTCTTTAGCTGCTTTCGGAAAATCTTTCATCTGTCCTGCTGATCGAGCACAAAATGACTTACGTCGTTTGGCATCTTTAGAACCAGGTTTAACTTTTCCAGTAACAGCGGTTTTTAATTTAGAACCAGGATTAGCTTTTCTGTAGGCTTTGACACCTTTCTTCGTCATGCCAGCACCCTGCTTGGTCGGGCGAAAGTTACCCGACTTCACAGAAGTTTTAATCCCCATTCCTTTTTTCTTAGTTGTCGCCATTTCTAGCCACAGAATAAAGTCACGTCAGTAACGTTAGTTACAGTCAATATTGAAAAGTCTGTGTTGTTACTACGTGTGGTTAAAATACCCATACCAGGCAAGAACATATCTTGTGTACCAGTCGCACTCGCTGGAGTAGATAGGTTTAATAGTTCTGCACCGGATGTGCTATTTAAGTTTAATTTAATACTACCTGCTGTACCACTAGCTAAATAATAAAACCCTTTTAATCGAGTTCTAGGTAAAGCAATTGAGCCAGTTGTACCAATACTTACATTTCCTGCTGATGCACCAGAAGCAGTAATACTTTCAATATAAGCAAAGAAGTTAGTTGAGTCAGCAGTTGAAGCGTTAGCTCCTGTTACAACCTCAGTTGTAAATTTACCTGTTAAGTCACCAACTTTAATGCCTACGATTGTAAATGTAATACCTCTGTCATCTCCAGCAGATGTAATTCTAACTTTATAACCAACACCGTTAGGACCTGCATCTTGAGTAAGTAAGGTCAATGCACCGGCACCTGCAATAGATGCCGCTGCTCTATAATAGGTAGCACTTGTGGAAGGGGTCACTGCCCATATATCTCCGTTCATGCCCATGAGTTATCTCCTATTAAGCTACTGTTGCTAATGGTGTAGAAAGTGTTTCTGCTTTCCAAGTAGAGTTAGTGCCGTCGTCAGAAATACATGTTACTTTAACTCTTGCATTCGCAGCTGTAGTAGCTAATAAAGTTAATGTATCGCCTGCAACATCGCTTGCTGGGTTAGCTGCTGTGCCACCCATAAGTTGTAAAGCTGCAAACCAATTAGATACACCTGCGCCAGGTAATACAAAGGTTACTGTTTTACCAGCGGCTACTGCTGTAGTAACAAAGAATTCATATGTTGTACCTACGTTAGCTGTAGATAAAGCAGGCATGTTAACGACGATGTCATCTGTACCGTCTACTTCAAATAAAGTATTTGATTGAGCTGT